ATTATAATGGAAGTTATATTTCTGGTGATCTTGGTGGAGTCAAAATAGGAAACCCTAGTTATAAAAAATATTATAAAGGATTAATCTAATGGCTAAATTATGTCCTAAAGGTAAAGCAGCAGCAAAGAGAAAATTCAAAGTTTATCCTTCTGCGTACGCAAACATGTACGCGTCAGCAGTATGCTCAGGTAAAGTTACACCTGGTGGTAAAAAAGGAAAAAGAAAAAAAGCTGCTAACGGAGGTCTAATCGTTGATGAAGATTTAACGATGATGGTTGATGTATAATGCGTTCATATTATTCAGAGGGTGGATTAAGAAAATGGGTATCCGAGAAATGGGTAGACATTGGAGCACCAAAGAAAAATGGAAAATACCAACCTTGTGGAAGAAGCAAGGGATCGAAAAGAAAATATCCGAAATGCGTACCACTTGCAAAAGCCACACGGATGACAAAAGGGCAAAAGGCATCTGCTGTCAAACGAAAACGAGCAGCGGGTAATCCAGGCGGTAAACCCACTAACGTAAAAACATTTGTAAAGAAAAAGAAATAATATGAGAAAACCAGATAATATGCCTGCTAGAAATAAAAAAAATTTTAGACCTACTAAAAAAGGTGCAGGTATGACTAAAGCTGGTGTTGCTGCATATAGAAGAGCAAACCCTGGTTCAAAATTAAAAACTGCTGTAACAGGTAAAGTTAAAAAAGGATCTAAAGATGCAAATAGACGTAAATCATATTGTGCAAGATCAGCCGGACAAATGAAAAAATTTCCTAAAGCTGCTAAAGATCCTAACTCAAGATTAAGACAAGCTAGAAGAAGATGGAAATGTTAGATAAATTTTTATATAAAATTTTTGGAGCTTTAGATGTTTTTTGTGAATCACTTGCAAAAATGTTAGAATCAAAAATCAAGAAAGGAAAAAAGAAAAATGGACGAACTAACACTAATAACTAAAATACAGAGAGAACTGAAAGAACAGTACCAACAAATTGGAGATGCAATGATTTCTGGTAGTGTTGACAATATGGAAAAATATAAGTATATGATGGGACAGGCACATGCCTATTATAAAATATCACAGGATATCTCTAACCTGCTAAATAAGAAGGAGCACAATGATGAAAAAGGAAGCGTTATCAGATTCGGAAAATCCAAAGATTAAATATGCTTTGGCGGATAAGTACGAAAAAGAAAACAAAGAAATAGAAGACAAAGAACAAAAAACTTACGATAGATTAAAATCAAAAGAATCAGATAAATTACCTCAACCCACTGGTTGGAGAATGTTACTTCTCCCTTTTAAAATGAAAGAAAAAACTAAAGGTGGATTAATTCTTGGACAAGAAACTTTAGAGAAACAACAAGTTGCATCACAATGCGGTTTGGTTTTAGCAATGGGACCACATTGTTATGACAAAGAAAAGTTTCCTGAGGGTCCTTGGTGTAAAAAAGGTGATTGGGTTGTTTTTGCAAGATATGCAGGCAGCCGAATACAGATCGATGGCGGAGAAGTTAGATTGCTAAATGATGATGAAGTTTTAGCAACCATCGAAAATCCAGAAGACATACTTCATCAATATTAATAACATAGGAGGAAACTATGCCAGACACTGAAGAAGTGAAAAAAACAGTTGATATCGATACCTCTGGTCCAGCAATGGACGTCGATGTACCTGAAGAAAAAGATCAAGCAGAGATAGAACAGCCGGAAGTAAAAGAAGATCCGACTGTAAGACCTGTGGTAGATGAAAAAACTCCAGAGGATAAGACCTACGAAAATGAAAGAGAAGTCAAACTTGACGACAAGAAAGATAATAAAGAAGAATTAGAACAATACAGTGATAGTGTACAAAAAAGAATAGCGAAGCTAACTAAAAAGTGGAGAGAAGCTGAACGTCAAAAAGATGAAGCTTTAACTTATGCTGAAACTGTCATTAAAGACAAAAAAGAAGCAGAAGAAAAACTTAAAAAAATAGAGCCTAACTTTCTTTCTGTCACTGAACAAAGTATCGAATCAGGTATTGAAGCAGCTAAAGCAAAACTTGCAGCAGCTAGAGAAGCACAAGATCTAGCAGCTGAAACAGATGCAATGGCAGCTATATCTGAGTTAGGATATAAAAAAGCTAAATTGACTGAAACAAAAGCAGCTCAAGAAGCTTATGAAAAACAAAAAGCGGAGAAAAAACCCGAAGTTAATTTAAATAGACAAACTGCTGCTAAAGGAACACCTGATCCCAAAGCTGAAGCATGGAGTGAAAAAAACCCATGGTTTGGTCAAGATTCAGCTATGACTTATACAGCTTTTGATCTTCATAAGAAATTAACAGAAACAGAAGGTTATGACCCGCAAAGCGATGAGTATTATTCTGAAATAGATAAGAGAATAAGACTTGAATTTCCCCACAAATTTGGTAAAACAAATACAACGGGAGAAGAAACACGACCTGCTCCGGTACAGACAGTAGCTTCAGCGAAGCGAAGTACCAAATCTGGTCGCAAAACTGTGAGGCTCACACCATCACAGGTTACAATCGCTAAAAAATTAGGTGTGCCACTCGAAGAGTATGCGAAACAATTAAATATCACGAAGGAGGGATAAGCATATGGAAAATACAACAGACAAGAAGACCTCACGTGCGAGTCAAACTAGAGAAAAAACATCTCATAAAAAAGTTTGGACTCCACCATCACCTTTAGATGCACCACCTGCTCCATCAGGTTTTTTACATAGATGGATTAGAGCTGAGTCTATGGGATTTCAAGATACGAAAAATGTATCTGCCTCATTAAGAGAAGGATACGAATTAGTTCGTGCTGATGAATACCCAGATTCACAATTTCCAGTCATTGAAGACGGGAAATATTCAGGAGTGATCGGAGTTGGCGGCCTACTGCTCGCTAGGATACCGGAAGAGATTATTAAGCAGAGACAAGAATATTATGCTTCACAACATAATGAGAAAGTCAAAGCAATGGATAATGATCTGATGAAGGAAGAGCACCCAAGTATGCCTATCGATATTGATAGACAGACTCGTGTAACTTTTGGTGGCTCAAAGAAATCTTAAAAAATTTCCTAACCATTAAAGTTCATTTAACCCGTACTGGAGGCCCGCAAGGGCAGGTACATTTATAAGGAGGCCTCTATGGCAAATAAAAACGAACCTTTCGGTCTAAGAGCGATCGGAAAAGTTGGTCAAAATAGAGACAACCAAGGTTTAAGTGAATATAGTATCGCAAATAACTATGCGACTACTATTTATTTTCAAGACGCTGTTAAACCAGTTGCTGGCGGAGTTATCGAACAAGCCGCAGCGGGAGACAGATTACTTGGATCACTTAATGGTGTTTTCTACACAGACCCAAATACAAGTAAACCTACGTTTGCTAATCACTATGCACAAGTTGCAGCAAGTGATATAGTAGCGTTTGTAAGTGATGACCCCTATGAAAGATTCGAAATCCAAACTGATATATCAACTGCTTCAGCGCAGACTGATGTATTTATGAATGCGGATATCGTTGTTTCAGCAGGTGTTGCAGCAAACTTTGTATCTAACTCAATGTTAGATGATGCTACGCTGTCAACAACAAGTGGTCAGTTAAAAATTACAGGACCATCAACTAACATAGACAATAGCGATATTGCTTCTGGTTATGTTAACTGGGTTGTAATGATTAACGAACACATATACAACTCTGCTACGGCAGGAATATAATAGCGAGAATAGGAGATAAATTATGGCTATATCACGAGGACAACTAGTTAAAGAACTAGAACCAGGCCTGAATGCACTATTCGGACTGGAATATAAACGTTATGAGAATCAGCATGCTGAGATATACACAACGGAAACTTCAGACAGAGCGTTTGAAGAAGAAGTTATGTTATCTGGTTTCGCAAATGCTGCAGTTAAACCTGAAGGTTCTGGCGTAACTTTTGACAATGCTCAAGAGACTTATACAGCTAGATACACTATGGAAACTGTTGCGTTAGCGTTCGCAATCACTGAAGAAGCGATTGAGGACAACCTGTATGATAGACTTGCGTCTAGATATACAAAAGCGTTAGCTAGATCTATGGCGAATACAAAACAAATCAAATCAGTAAATCCACTGATCAATGGTTTCGGAGGTGGTTTCACTTCTGGAGATGGTGTACAATTATTTAGTACAGCTCACCCAACGATCGCTGGAACTGTGTCAAACACTTTGGCTACACAGGCTGACCTTAACGAAACTTCATTGGAGCAGTCTTTAATTGACATCGCTGCAATGACTGACGAAAGAGGTCTTAAAATTGCTGCTAGAGGAATGAAAATGATCGTTCCTTCTGAGCTTCAATTCCAAGCTGAAAGACTTATGAAGTCTCAAGGTAGAACTGGCACTGCTGATAACGATATCAATGCAATCGTTTCTATGGGAATGGTTCCTCAAGGTTACAGAGTGAACAATTTCTTAACTGATCCTAATGCGTACTTCTTCATTACTGATGTTCCTAACGGAATGAAGTATTTTGAAAGAACACCTATTAGAACAGC